GCGAGCGCCTCTAAAGCCTTGACCTCGGCATCGGTCGGGACGTTGGAGATGCCCGAGCTGGTACGGGTCAGTTCGGCGAGCGTGAAGTGCGGTGAGAGGTTCATGCTGATTCCTGATTCTGGCTTTTAGTCCCAAAAAAGTACGCGAATACCATCAAGCAGGTGTCCTTGACGAACCCGACGATCTCGGCGCGCTCGCCGTCGCGAAGGAGCATGACGTCAGGCCCTGCGATCAACAAGTCGCAGACGTAAACGGCAACAAGAATCGCGACCATCGAGGTCGCAAAGTAGGTCAGCGCCTCGATGATCGACTTGCTTGCGCCGAACACCCGAGACACCAGATACTGAATCGCAACGACTATTGCGAGCCCGGCCACGATAGCGATCATAGTGCCCGCTGGGGAGCCGTACAGAGACAGGTACGATGCCCCAAACATCAGCGCGAGCCGACCATCGTTAGCAGCGCCTGGGCAAGTCTGAAAGCGTCCTGAGCGATGGCTTTGCCCTCCTCGGCAGTCACCTTGCGCCCGCCTGGACTACGAGGCCCGATGGCCCTCGCAAGGTCGTGGATGAGATTGATAATCGCCGGCGTGAGATGCATGTCCATCGTTACTCCACAGGCGCGCGATCAGCGTCGGCAGGGTTCGGGACGTAGGGCGCCGGCTCGGCATCGGCCGGCGTCGATACGACCTCGGGCTCAATGTTGACCGAGACGGTCGATGCGTCAGGAGACGTCTCGACCGACATGCCCGGCGCAAGCAGCTTGACGCCGACGCCCGACATTCCCAGCACAATGATCGCCGCAGTTACTGCGATGCCGCGCAGCTCCCAGCGCAGACCGGTGAGCTGCCGTTCAAACGCTGCCGTGAGCTGCGCACGCTCTGCGCTTGCGAGCTTGCTCTGTGCTTCCAGCATCAAGAAAAGGCGGTCAATAGTCGAGTCAGGCATCGCGTTAGCTCCAAGTGAGACACGCTAACACATTACGTCTACTGCGAGATTACGGCATCAAACATCACACCGTCGACCGTGTAGAGCACGATGCGACCGGGTAGCAGCTCCTCTTGGATCTGGTCGGCAGTCAGCAGCCTAGCACCGACGAGCGCCGCGCCGACGGCCTCGGCGACCTCAACGTAAGCGACGACCCAGCCCTCGGCCTGCATGGCGCTCACCCACTCGATAGCCGAGGTCATGCGACCGCCGGCAGCATCAAACCGTTTGACGGGTTTGCCGTGTCAGTTGATACATAGTGATACAAATCGGTTGCGCCCGAGCGCAGGTATCGGCCTGACTGCACAGACCCAGCCCGGTAGACGCCGCGCAGGGTGCCGAGGCGCGTACCGGCGTTTTGACCGCTTGCCGTGTTGCGCCCGAAGTCCATAATGTCACCGATGTACGCGCCTGACCCGTCTTGCGTTTCAGCGACTGCACCGCCGCCTGACGTGTAGGCAGTACGAGTCCCGCAAGCGTACATCGTTGACGAGTTCGGCTGAAAAACCGCGCTGTGACCCGCAGATGCAGTTGTCGAATGCGAAAACATAGCGGAGTTGGTGGTCAACCACGATGTAGAAACGCTTGACGTGCCGCCGCTGACCGTCATCCCGTAGAGCCGCCCGTCTGTCTCACACGCTAACGATGTGTCATTCGTGTAGGGCTGTAGGATGCCGCCTGCGCACATCCAGCCCTGCACGTTAGTCGAGCCGATACATTGAATAAAGATAGTTTCTTGTGACACAAAGCAACGCACGATAGTCGCCGTCGCATTGAGCGCGCTGTAGACGCCTCGGTAGTACCCCGAAAACTGGCCGGATGTCATCGGCAGCGCGGCATCCCACGAGTTGTAGGCCCCGCCGTTTTTGTTGACTCCAATCAGGCACACCGAGTTGAAGGCCGTGTCCGGCGCAAGCATCGTCGGCGAAGTAGGCGTGCCTACCGCAGTTCGCCCGGCGATGATGACAACAGGCGAGATCAAGCCGAGCGCGGCCGGTGCCTCGCAGGTGATGGCGTTGGTTACCGTCGATACCTGCCGGCGCGTGAACGTCCAAGCGTGCGATGCAGGTTTAGCCGTGCCTCGGTAGTCATTTGCCGCCGAGAGCGCGCTATAGATCGCGTCCAGAAACTCTTGGATCGTCGTGCCCGCTGGCGATGTGTCAGCGCAACGCACAAAGGTCAGGGGAGGGACAGGGAACGCCATCAGGGGCCGCCTATGGTGCCGGTCGACTGGATGACCAGACCCGGCGAGCTGCTGTGATCGATTACGAAAGCGATGTCAGGGATGCGAGTCTGCGCGATGTAGACCGTCGCTGCGATCCATGCCAGCCCGGCGCCTGAGTTGCCTAAGACGTATCCGGTCGGAGGCGCGCCCAGGGCAAGGATAGACCGGCCGGTAGCCGTCGAGGTCGTGACCGCAAGCGTGCTTGCGCCGGTCGCGTAGAGCACATCGCCAGCCGTGTAGCTGCTTAGGCCGGTGCCGCCCTTGCCGACTGCGATCGTGCTGCCTGACCATGTGCCGGCGCTGATGGTGCCGACTGTCGTGATGCTGGTCGAACCCGTCCATGTACCCGCTGCGACAAGGCCGAGAGTCGCCGAGTAGGCCTGCACATCGGTACCGATGACGACGCCCAGATTTGTGCGCGCCGTCGCTGCCGTCGTTGCACCCGTCCCGCCGTTTGCGACTGCGATGGCCGTGCCGTTCCAGGTTCCGGCGCTGACCGTGCCCAGCGTAGTGATCGAGCTGGAGCCCGAATAGGTGCCGGCGACAACTGCCGCGAGCGTGGTCGAGTACCCCTGCAGCCCGCCTATGCTGTCGATCGCGTAGTACGTCGCAGCTCCAGCGCCCGAGAACCCTGCGACCCGCGAGGCCGTGCCGGTGTGACCGCTTGCAGTCCAGACCAGATTCGAGAGCGTGGCGTGGTCGCTGCCACCGCCGCCACCGCTTGCCGCGATCGTGACCGCCGCTCGATTGGTCGAGCTGACCACCGTCGACAGCGTGATGTTGCTGCCCGCTACGAGCTGCACCTCGGCATACGTCGAGGCGTCGCCACCGCTTGGCGTCGGTACGATGAAACGAACGATACGAGCATTGCGCAGGGTTGCCATGCGTCAGCCTATCGCCTTTGCGTCACGCTGGGGATCTTCGATCATCAGGAGCTGCACCGCGTCGGTTCCGGTGCCGTCTATCTGCAGCTCGGCAACAATGGCAAGCTGGTCGGTGATGCTGACCTTTGCATCGGTGAGACGCACAATCTGCCCTTTGTGGAGTTGGTACGAGCTGGGCACGACGTATCCCACCGTGCGCCTGGGAAACGCATAAGCGCGAGCCATCCATGCGAGGATCGCACCGGCCGTTGCATCGTCGTACACGCAAACCGTGTCGATGGTCTTTTCGACAATGCCGTACCGCGCTTGACTTGCAAGGCAGTACGCATCTTGATCGCCGAGCGTGGTCACGCCGTCAGCCGTCACCGTGTCGTTGCCTCGGGTGGCGACCTCGCAGTACTGGCCCGTCCGGACGCTGTAGGCGTAGTTCATTGTCCAACGGTTGACGATGCCGCCGCTGTCAACGCTGATAGGGGTTGCCCGCTCGATGAGCGCATCGGCCTCGGCGTCGAGCACGGCAGTCGCATCTTCTGGCGTGGCGTCGTAGCGCCAGACGATCAGACTTGCGCCGTCGCCTGACCGGTCAACGCTGACCGGCAGCAAAGGCAGTATCTGGGCCTGCAGCCAGTCGAGAGGCTTGACCCGTGCCGACACTACGCAGTCAAAACGAAACTGTGCCAGCAGGCCTGCCGCTGCCTTCATTCGGCCGTAGTCAACCTCCATGCCGGCAAGCTGCAACATGTCGAGGATGACATCGCCGGCCTTTGGGGACAGGCCGCCCCGTGTTGAATCTTCGCTGTCGTACCACGTCGCATAGGTCGGGATGGGCGCGTCGGCAGTGGGATGGAAACCGCCGCCGTAGTAGTAATCGCCGAGGCCGTACACATCGTTGCCGAGGCTGTCGGTTGTCCGGACGGCGATGTTCGTGCCGATGAGGTAGTAGGTGTCAATAGGCGGGTCGTAAAAGTAATCGCAGATGGTGACGGTTTGACCGCGCCCATCCTGCACAATCGCCGTCGCAAAGTTCTGGGCGCTTAGCTCTTCGTCTGTCGTAAGCTTGATGTGCTTGATGTTGCAGGCATGCCCGGCGATGACCGCCCGTAGCAGATGCCCGGAGCTGTATCGGTACGATACCCAGACAAGCTGCGTACCCGCGACCCACGATGCCATGCTGGTTGACGTCCTACCGGGATTGCCGTACACGCGGGGATACGGCACGCCGAGGTCATCGGTCGAGAGCGACAGCACCGAGTCGGGCCATGTCCAGCCGTCTACCTGCTCGGTGCCGCTGGGAACGGTGACCGTCGAGGTCTTAGCCGCATCTTCGACGCTAAAAGCTACGACCTCCTGAGGCTCGCCCCATTCGGGGTCAGACACAATGCCGCGTGCAAGGATGATGCGCGCTGCGTAGTCGGTGCCCTCCGTCCAGATGGCGACCTCGACGGGGCTACGTGCGAGCTGATGACCTTGCGCGTGCAGCTGCGCGACCGAGACAGGAAAGATGGCCGACACCGGCACCGACAGAGCGCCGGCTGACGACTGCAAAAACTCCATCGCCGTGCTGACCGTAAGCTCACCGATACCCGGATAGTACGAGTACGTTGCGCCCTCGGCTGCGTCGGTGATGTCGATCTCAGCCGTTGACAGCCGGATGACTGTGCCTGCGTAGGTGACCGATACAATCAGGTATGCGTTGCTCATAGCTGCTCGTCGATTCGCATCGTCCCGACGCGCACCAGCTCGCCCGTGCCGAGCCCGACATGCTCGTTGCCCACCACCGTATCGGTCTGGATCGTGTCCGTCTCGATGGTGCCGTACAGCATCAGGTCATAGGCCTTGATCATCGACACCGCAGCCGAGCCGGGTACGACAAGCTTAGGCAGGTAGACGACCGGCGATACATCATTCTGCATCACCAGCCCGAGCACGTCGGTAGCGACCGCAGCCGGCCCACCCATCGGCACGCCGCCCGTAAAGGGCTCGATGTAGTCGGGCGCTGTGTCATGTGTGTTGGATGTGTCGATACCATCTGTCCAGGCGATTTGCGCGTATCGCCTCGGCTTGCCTTGCTTGCGCTTTCGTCTCGACCCGTTGCCGGCTTCGAGCGTCTCGATGTTCGTCTCGATACCCATCTGCCGCGCAAAGTCGTAATTACCGAGCCACGTTATAGGCCCGATAACAGCCGCGCCAAGCGTGAAGTACCCGTCGGGCGTGCTCTGTGCAGGGATGCGCAGCGCAAGGCGGCTATAGGCCGTTGTAGTGCGCAGAATCAAGCAGCCGCGGGGAGAGGTCAACGACGCCGCCGCGCCCGCCGCTGTGTCGGCGACCGAGAACGTGTCGAGCACTACGACCGGCCGGGTAGTCGCCGTCGTTACGCTGCCGAGCCATCGCCCGCCCGAGTTGGTTCGGATGTATCGCGGAGTAGCACCGCCACCACCGCGCCAGACGCAGCCGCGCAAGGCGTCCCGCTGGATGTAGTCGTCTACGTCGCCGCTCGCACCTCCGGGATTCACACTCACAATCTCACCCGCGCGTGTGTACCGCAGCGAGCTGCCGAGTACCAGCGAGAGCGTGCCGAGCACTACCCATGCAGCGCCGTCCCAGCCTTCGACGGTACCGGTGCTCCAGTTTGCCCCGTCAACGTACACGCCCCATAGCTCGCCCTCGGGGCGCGTTGCTTCGGTCATTGACCAGACGATACACGCCTCGGATGCGTCGGACGTAGACCTCCACTTCGCGTCAGGGCTCGGACTGCCGAGCGGGTCGATACGGCTGACAGGGTAGCGATACTGCGTCGAGATTGTCCATTGGTCGCCAGCCTTTGCCGGGCCATCCGTCATCGCGAGCTTGACGCCCGTCTCGGCAAGCGGGCTCGGAGCTGCGCCGAATGTCTGCCCGAGGGTGCCGGTCGGAAAATCGCTAAACTGCCCGGTATACAAGTTGACGCCCGCATCGGCCCCGGCTGCGTAGGCAACCTGCCGAAAGTAGTAGTCGCCGGTCGCCGTGCCCGAGGCCGTCTCGAAGTACACGCTGTCAGTCGTGACGGTAGCTGACCGTTGAAAGAAACCGTAGAACGTGGAGGTACGACCCAACAGCGACCAGTTGCGATCGGCGTTGGTCGACGTGGCCCGGAAGTACGCATAGACCTTGCCAGTATTGATAGTGCCTGTGTCATCGCCAAAGCCGAATTTGACCTGCACGCCGGTTGCGCCGAGGTTGGTCGATACCGTGGCAAACGCGCTGCCCGCTACCACATCGCGAAGCACGATCGTCGTCGGCGTCACTTCGATCTCGACAGCGTAGCCGTTAGCCCCGCCGCTGATTGTCGCGCCCAGGCGAGCCGTGCCAGCGACCACCTTGCACTCCATCATCGCGACGATGCCCTGCGCGTTTGTCGTGGTCGGCGCTGCCGTCCACTTCTGCGAGTCCCCGATGACCGCGTGCTGTACCCGCAGCCCGAGGCCGGTAAACGTGATCGTCGGCGCGCCGCCGCCGCTTGCCGTCCATGTCGCGCCCGTGTTTTGCGGCAAGTCCCAAGGGAGCCACGTCACCGACTGCCCGCAGCTGTAGTCCTGCAGCGACACCGCGCGAATCATCTGAGGCTGACCGATAGCAGTCGACCCGCCGAGGTAGATACCGCAGAGCGAGTCGTCAGCCGTGCCGGGATTCGCAGCCTGATTGCAGAGCACGACAAGCCGACCACCTTGCGGGCACACCGTCACATCTTGGGGGTGTGTTGCAGCATCGAGGCCGCGCCACCATGCCCGAGCGCCAGCCTTGCCGACGAGCGCCCACGTTGCTCCGCCATCCTCGCTGCGCGTGGTGTAGTACTCTCGCAACGCACCGTGCCCAGCATCGTAGTTTGAGCCGATGACCCATAGGGTGTCATTCTGGTCGACGCACATCGAAAGGTCAGCAGCGGTCAGAAGGCCAGCGGCTACCGTGCCCCATGTGCGCGTCTCGGAGTCGACTTGCAGGAACGTACCCGTTGCCGTGCCGCCGTTTGTAAACGCTGACGCAAAGCGCCTGCTACGAGGTACGCAGTTGCTAGAGCTTGTCGTTGCTGCCGGATTGATCGAGCACGCCACAAAGGCCCCGGCGTGCGCGACGATCTCGGCGTACCCGCCTTGCCAGTCGCCGGGCACGTTGACCAGCGTAAACGAGGCCCCGCCGTCAACGCTTGCAAACTGGATGACGGCATCAATGGCGCCGACAACGGTAGTCGCAAGCATACAGACCTGACCCGACAGGTATGCAGCGCGGATGCGCGTCACGACGTAGCCGGCAAGCCCGAGCGTTGTCTCTGTGAGCTGGGGAGTCGACCACGTTGCGCCATCGTCATCGGACATAGACGAGGCGATGCCCGACCCCGATGCGTCGTACAACCAGAAGAGCGCGACAAGCCGGCCCGAGGGGAGCGCGACAAGGCACGGCGCCGCATGGACTGTGCCCGTGTAAATCGTGCTGAGCGAGTCATAGACGCGAGTCGAGGCCCATACGCCCGACGATGCGGGCCGCTTCCAGACCGTGACGTATCGGTTTGCTTCTTGCGTGATGCAGTAGATCGTACCGTCGCTGGTTGCGATTACGTGCGGGTCTTTCCACGCTGCCGCAGTCGTGCTTCTGTCGACAAACTCGTATGCGCTGATCGTGCTCGGAGGGTCCCAGCCGCGCCAGTAGGCGTCGCCGACGTTGCGCCAGGCGAAGGCAGCCGAGCCCAGATTCAGCGCGCTACCCGGCACCGGCCCCGCGTTGCCGCCTCGGACTGCGTACACCTCCAGCTGACTACCATCGGCTTGCGTGCCGCTCGCCTGTAGCTCGGCAAGGCCCGTCGACTGCACGGCTACAGGCCGGCCCGCCATACCGCCGGCTTGCGTGTAGCTCGCGCCATTGACGCCCGACCGGCTGATCGCGCCGTTGCTGTAGCGCCGATCCATCGTCAGCAGACCGCGCATCGTCGCAGGGGTAACGCTTGCCATGTATCAGCTCCTCGCTCTGTGACCCACTATCTTGCCCGCGTTCAGCGCGGTGGAGAGCGCAGAGGGTTGAGTCAGGAAGTCTTTGATAAACGGCCGGAAGGTCTGATGCCGGAACACGACTGGCGTCGAGGCCTGACGACCGCCGCCCATGATGCCAGCGTTCGCCGCTGCGATGTTGCCCGAGCCGAGCGCGGCCGTCGCCGCTGGGGAGAGCACCGCCTCGGAGGTCAGCACCCGCGCAGACCGCTCGTCAGGTGCGTAGCCCTGATGGAATGACGGCTGCTCGGCTGCAATAGCGGCGATCTGGATACCGCCGGCAACACCCGCAGCCGCCGCCGCAACAGGCCCGACGACCAGACCGGCAGGGCCGCCGGTAGCGAGGCCGTCGTTTAGCGCATTGACCACCGCCATTGCGGTGGTGATCGTGGCCTCGGCGATGCGTGCTGCCTTTGCGACTGCAAACGCTGCGCGAGCCTGCTTGCGATGTTCGTTCATGCGCTTCTGGAGTTCTGCTTTCTGCGCATCGGTGTAGTAGGTGTCGCCGGCAATGAGCTGCGCTTGCAAGCCGTCGGCAAGGTCGGCCTCGCGCTGCGATGCGTCGGCGTTGGCTTGCGCGACCGCCTCGATACCTTGGATCGCAAGGTCGGCGCTTTGCTGCGCGATGGCCTTGCGTGTCTCCAGCTCGGCAACGCGAGCCGCATCCGCCTTGTCAATCTCTGCTTGCGTTGCCGCTTCGGCCTTTGCTGCGTCGTCAACGCGAAGCTTGTCAAGCTCTGCGTAGTACGCCCTGTCCGTTGCGCTTCGAGCTGCGACCGCTTGCGCGGTGATTGTCTCTTTTGCTGCCTCAGTGTCTGCTACAGCAAGCGCCTCGCGCTCTGCGTCGTCAATCTTCTGCAGCGATGCGCGATGCTCAATCGCCATCTGTTCGGTTTTGGTTGCCGTCGCCTTTGCAGCTTCCGCTTCGATGTCGATGAGTGTACTAATCGCGCTGCGATACGTCGATGTGTTGCGCTCGTTCAGCTTCGCCTCGGCGTCGAGCTGGTCATTCGTTGCCTTCAACGTGTCGACATGTACCGCCGCTGCTTTGCTAGCCTTTACCGTTTCGTCTTTGGTGCCCTCGATAAACTTGCGGGTCGTGGCGTTGGCTACCGTCAGCCGCGCGTATTCGTTGGCTTGTTTGTGAACCTTGGCGATGTTGTTGTCGATCTCGGCTATGCGATTCTTTGCAAGCTGCCCTTCCATGTTGTTGTCGTCGGCAAGGCCCGCGACGACTGCCATGAGATCTTCTTTTTCTTTGCGCAGCGCGGCCGTGGCCTCAGCTTCCTTTGCGTCGGCTTTTGCGCTGAGGTCGGCGATGTTGAGGTAGGTCTTTGCGTTGCCTGATTCAAGCGCATCATTCAGCAGCTCTTGCTCCTCCTTTGCTGACTTGATCGCGTCGGAAAGCGGCTCCATGGCCAGCTTCAACGATTGTTGCGCGTGCTCGGCTGCTTTGTTTGCGGCCGTGTAGTCGGCCATGACGCCGACGACTTCGCCGACCGCGACTGCAAGAGCGCCGAACAACGGCAGCGATGCAAGAATGACGGGCTCCAGCGTGCTAAGACCTGCCGCCTCAAAGCCCTCAAACGCCGACGTCAAGCCGGCAATGCTGGAGGCCGCTGCGCCCGCCTCGGGGGATAGCCTGGACAATACGCCGCCCAGCGGCCCAAGCGCCTTTAGTGCCTTGTTGCCATTTGCCCCGAGGTCAGCAGTCTGCGTCGAGACTTGCTTAGTCGCCTCGGCCGTTTTCTGTAGTGCCTTGCCCGTTGCCTGCGCTTGCTTTTCAGCGTCTTTCAGCGCCTTGCTAAGTGAGCCGGCAATGGCCTTTGCCTCTTTGTCAGCACCCGGCGACAGCTTGCGCAGCTCGGCGAGAGCGTTCGCGACCTTGATCTCAACGTCCAGACCGATGACTTGATTAGCCATTTTTGCGCCCCATTTGTGCAGCCATTGCCGCGCCAAGTTCAGTTAGCTTGCCCTGCACCGCTTCTTTGCCCGGCCGGTTGACGTAGATGGGAAGCAAGGTTTTACCGTCGCTTGCCCGAGACGACACTACCCGGATCATCCAGTCGCCTTTCTTGACCCGTATCGAGTCATTATCTTTCTTGGCAACGCCGACCCGCGTCGACTTTGGAGCTGCGAAAAACTGCTCGCGGGTAACTGCCTTCAACTCCGTCGTAGCAGCATATGGCCGATGCACAAAGGCCGGCACCGGTGCGTTCTTCTTGCCAGCGACGCGAGTATCCGTCGAGCCGACCGACACACGTACAACGCCTTTTGCAACGTCGATTGTGCTGACGACCTCGATGCGTCCCGATTGACCGGTGACTTTCTGGACACCTTGCGCACCGTACCAGCCCGCCGAGGCCGTCGTAGCGATGGGCTGTAGCGTCTCGGTTAGGATGTCCACCGCACCGCCTGTAGCGTCTCGTATGGCCTGCGTTGCCCATGCTTCGAGGTCGCCCGACAGCACAACCGATGCGCCGCCCTCGCGCCACACAACGCTCACGACTTGCCCCGCTGGCGCTGGTCGACCACCATCGCCCGCAGCTTGTCGGCTGCGCTTGGTGCGGGCTTCGGTGCGTCAATCTGATACAGCGCGAGCATGGTCGCTTGATCCTCTCGGGGTAAACGTCTGAACCAGTGTATATCGCCCTGACCGTATCGGAGGGAGATACGCAACGCAGCAAGGTTCAGCGCGCCCCGAGCGCCGCCTATTTTCCCACGGCCTCGGATACCTCGTCGGCGCGAGGGAACGCCGCAAGCAGAATCAACGGGTAGAGCACTGAGCCGGCCGTCGAGACTTCGGCGATGCTCACCTTCTGGTCATGCAACCAGCTATAGACCTGACGCCCGTAAGCGATCGGGTCGTAGCCGTGCGCGCTGTAACTTGCCTTCGACATGCGACCGACAGCCGGGCAACAGAGCCCAATCATCGCTGCATAGGCCCGCAACAAGCGCGTACCCGTCGAGCCATTCGCAGCGGCGAACAGTTCCTCGAGCAGCGCGTAGTCGGTCGGGATGGCGATGCTCTCGGCCTTGCCGAGCAGCTCGATAGACGTAGGGGTGTCGCCCATGTGTCATTGTCCTTTAGGTGATGGTCATGCCGTCGGTAGAGTACATCTTCGCCACGCCGTTGATGGTGCAGGTAGAGCCGTCGCCCTCGGCCCAATCAATCGACAGCTCGCAATACTTCAAGGTGAAGGTGTCGTCGGTGGTGGCGCCGAGGTTGCTGCGCTCGACAGTCCAGAGGATCGTGTGATGGAACGTGTCGCCAGCCGCAGCGGGCAACGTGGAGACAGCCGCGGCCCAATCCTTCTTGCGGAGGATGACGTCATTGATCGTCGGCGCGCCAGTCTCACCGAGCAGGCCGATGAGGTGCGCGGTGAAGCTGAACGTAAACTCTTTGCTCTTGACGTCGCGAGCACCGAAGAACACGCCGCGAGCATAGAAGTTCAGGCTCTCCTTGTTGGAGACGTTCAGGCCGCCAATCTTGAAATCGCCCATGTCGTAGGCGACCGTGTAGGACAGGGGAGTACCCGTAGCGTCTTTGATGGTGAGGACGCCATCAGCGGCGACAATGGGAGTAGATGCGATCGTTGCCATGTGATGCTCCTAAGCGAGTAAGTGAAGTGCGGTGTAAGTCTGATCAATCCATATCCAGCCATCTACCCCGGCCGTGCGGGATGTGTTGCGCCACACAAAGGATGCGAGCCTTGGGCCGTTGCTCCAGTTGGAGAGCTGCACCGCGTCCGTGATGGCCTTGTCGAGCGCGAGCATGGAATCGTACCCGGCTACCCGGTCTTTAGGCGGCAACTGATACGCGATCAATACATGCACTTCGCTGCTTACGAGGTCTTTGCGGCCGTCGATGGGCTGCGTCGAGTCGACGCTACACCCGTACTCCAGATGCACCGGGCTACGACTTGCCGAGCGCATGAACGCTACGGGCTCGGGGCTCTCGCGGGTAAGCCCGTAGCCGGTCGCCAGATGCGTAGCGAGCTGCGCACGGACTGTCGCCGCACTCATACGTACCACCCGCCGTTGCGTCGGCTACCCGCCCACATCGTACCGGTCGGACTGGTACGAGCGCCCGCAGCGCCTTCGGCCTTGCCCGTCGTAGGCTCGCATTGCGGGTACGTCAGGATACCCCATGCGCGCTCAAGGAGCACCTCGTAGTGCAGCATCATCTCCCACTCGGCAGTACCCGGCCCAGCGGTCGCAAAGTCGCGGAAGATGAGCACCAGCGTCTGGTAAACATGGCAGTCGCGCAAGGCGCTCGGAGCCATGACCAGCCAGGGACGTTTACCCGTGTTGATGAGCTGCGACTCGATGCGCGCCCATGCCTCGTCTAAGTAATCCTGATAGCTCGCCTCGGTCGTCGGCATCCGACGCGCAAGGTCGGTATGACTGCGCATCAGGTCGACGTCGGTGACCACCGGGTAGAGACGGCGATACACCAAACTACCATCGCGGCGAAAGGTGTAGACGACGCTGGAGATCGTCAGCGCCCACTCAAACCGCCAGCCGTCGCCGGGCTGGTAGGCAGACAAAGCGGACGCCGTGACGGTAGCCTGAGCGACACCTCCGACGACGGTCACGGAGCCCGCAGAGACTGCGACATTCTGCGAGGTGTAAATCGTCAGCGTGCCGGCCGAGGGAGTCACGACCGCGCCGTTGAGGTAGACGGGACAACTTACAACATTGTCCCGACCGGCCTCGATGATCTCGGGGCCGATGAGGCGCGCTGTGTAGATTGTCTCGCTACCGGACATGCTTTAGAACCCGGCCCAAGTGTTCGCCGAGCTGGACAGGCAGATCAGATGCGCACCGCGCCCGCTAGCAGACGAGTAGGCCGCATCGGCCGATCCACCGTTGATGGTGCCACCGGTCGGAGGGTAGACCTTGAGGATTTTATTCGACACGCCGTTGCCGATAAACAACATTTTGCCGTCGACGCGATCGGACGCAGCAATGCGCACGCCTTTAGTGTCGTCAGCCCCAGTAGTCGGGTAAAAAGAACCCGTCGCAGCAGGCAAGACGCCCGCATCAGCACTCGTCGTACCAGCAGCCGCAGTAGATGCACCGGCAGGCGTGATCATACCGGCGTGGACAATGTGCCCGCCGAGTAGAACGCCGTCAGATGCGTCAGCGCTGTCCTTGACCACGAGGCCGGTGAAGCCCTGGGCGTTGCGATACTGGGCGATCTTTTCGGGGGTAGCCATGTGATACTCCTATTTGTTTTTGATGCGGATCAAGTCTTTGACGGCTTGCTCGCGTAGCTTTTCGCTGCGCTTGACGGCATCGCTGCCGCCGGATTCGTACATCTTGCGGGCTAGTCCGTCTTTCGCTTTGCGCGCCTCGGCTTCGGTCATGGGCGCACCGACCGACGCGCAGGCTTTGCAGGAGCTGCGACAGGAGCTGCGTCCATCGCCGCGAGCACCTTAGCCGCCTGCGTTGCTCGACGTGCTGCCTTGCCATCGCTGGGGCCGTCGCCGGCATCGCGGTCGTGCTCGTCCTGCACGCGGTTGCGGATAATCTCTGCCGCGTCCGGGTCGAGAGCCGGCAGACGCCCGCTTGCTACGAGGTCGCGCAGAAACTGAAAGTGTGTCTCCTTGTCGTATTTGACTCGTACCTCAATGCCCAACGCCGTCGGCACCATCCAGATAGGCAAATGGATGGTCGGCACCTTGCCGCTCGGCAAAGGCCGTGCGTCATAGGTCGCGATGTAGTCCGCTGCCGGCTCAATGATAGTCCAGCCTGCACGCATCTTTTCGGCAAAGGCAAGTGACACATCGCCGTCTTTATCAACTGCGTTGACACCGGGAATAAACTGGATTTGACCGAGGTAGGGTAGCCATTCGCCCGCACCGCCGTCGTCGGTCATGTGAAAGGCCCAGCGCTTCGGGTGATACATCAACCGAAAGTCGGGGTAGTCGCCTGCGTTAAGCGCGAGGCCGGTAGTCGCTGCCGTCGAGGCGTACGCCTTCGGGGCGTATTGATTTACGAGTGCCATTGTGTCGATAGCCTGTAGTTAGAGGAAGAGAAGCCCGCCGGGTTACCCCGGACGGGCGAGGGAGGGAGGCTTAGAGGCGCGTGGTGAGCTGTACGCCCATCAAGTCCTGCAACGCCGCAAAGCCGACGTAGTGATTGCCGACGATCTTGGTCAGCGCGCTCTCAGGCGTGCGGCCCATCTCGACGTACATCTTCGTCCCCATCGGGTACACGACGCCGCCGCTACCCATGATCGGCGCGGGGGTGCCGTCAGCGTAGCCGAGAGCGCCGTAAGAGATGACGAATCCGAGCTTGTCAGAGCCGGAAGTGACACACTTCGACGACACGAAGAAGTCGATGCCGAGGTAGGTACCGGCGTAGCCCTGACCCTTGATCGCAAGCAACTCGGCAGTCGCGGGGATCCATTGCAGCGCGCCAGTCTCAGAGCGAAGGCTGCTCTGAAAGTCGGTGAGCTGCTTCGGGCTGACAACGGCCAAGAACGGGCCGGGACAAGACTGGCCTTCGAGCGCGGCAATCGCGCTGAAGATGTTGGTGACGGTCAGAGCCGCGCCCGAGGTTCCGACGCTGGTCGTGAAGGTGCTACCGGCAGTCGTGATCAAGGTCTGCGCGCGAAGCATCGCAGCGCCCACCATGTCATCGGCAAGGTAGGACACCAGCTCGCCGATGCTTCCCCAGGTCTGCCCAGCAAGGTCAGTCACGCCACGGTAGAGCGCCTGACGAGCGACGGTGATGGTCACGGTTGCGTTAGTCAGCGCGATTGATTCAGCCGCAACACCGTCAGCAACAGACGCCATCGGGTCAAGGCCTGCGCCGATAATGCCGACCTTCTTGGCCGACGAACCGCTATGGCCAACGTCGCCGACGTAGGCGATCGCAGGGTGGTTCATGAGGGAGGCGCGGTCGCCGAGCTTGAGCTGCAGCTCGGCCGCAAGGGTCGAGGTTACGGTAAGCGAGCTAAGGGAAGCATAGGTAATCGGGGCGTCGGCCATCGTAGACTCCAAAAGACAGGGTGAGCGAGAGGAAGATCATCATCCGGCGTGCGCTCTGTTTTTACGGGGCTCGACCCGACCGCCTACGGTAGTGACATCGTGACACGTTCGGGTGAACGTGTCAACGTGTCACATGTATCACTTCAGCGAAGCGAGAATCGCAGTCCGGTTTGCGGCGTAGGCCGCGCGCCCTTGCGGGGTACCCAGCATCTGCTGAATCGCCTCGGGCGAGAACGTCTTAGCAGGCGCTGCCGTGCCCGAGCTGGCGCCGGCGTTCACCGCTGGCGTAGGCGGGAGAGCAGTCGGCGCAGGTGCTTGACCTGTCGCAGCCGGTGCAGCCACCGCGCCCGCATCGGGGAGGTAAGCCCGAACACCTTTGGGGAGCGCCTCGCGATTCGCAAGCCACTCGGCAAGCGTAGGCTTTGCGCCCTCGGCAGGGACGGCGACTCGGCTGTAAGCGTGCGCCACGATGTCTGCAGCTTCGGGGTCGACGATGCCCGCCGAGAGGATCGCCCGCTCGGTAGTCCAGCCGGTTTGCGCTGCTTGCCATTCTGCGCGAGCTGCATCGTGCTGGGCGCGCAGCGTGTCCAGCTCGCCGCGCAGGGTTGCCGCCGCCGCGACTTGCGGAGTCAGCGAGTCAAGCTGCGACCGGAGCTGCGCCTTTTCAGCAGCAAGCGCAACGATGCGATCGCGAGCCTTGGGGGTAGCATCTTCGGGAATGTCGAGAGTCTCAGGGGTAGTGGTAGTGTCGTTCACGTAGCCTCGGGGGTTAGGGGATAGTCATCAGTCGGCGCTCGGCGTCAATGCGCGCAAGCTCGTTGACGGCGCTCGCTTCGGTCATGCCGGGGTTCAGCTCCATGTAGGCGCGAGTACGCGAGAGCAGGCCCGCGCCCATCAGCTCGATCACGTTGGCACGTCGTGCCTGCAGCTCTTCGGGACTGAGCGGCAAGTCCTTGTATGTGATCTGGTAGCCCAGCTCGGGGAGCGCAGCGCCAGTCGCACGATTCCACAAAACGGCCGTCGTGCTCATCAGTTGCTCGTCGGCGCGTCGAAACACAGGAGCGTACCGACGAGCTGCTGCCCGCTTGCCCTCGTTCGACAGCGCGATCGCGTAGCCGCTTCGGGCCGTGCCGCCCATGCGCTGGATGTCGGCAGGCGGCAAGCCAGCGTCAATGGCAATGCGATTCGCAATGCTGCTAATGACACCCTCAAGCGCGGCCGGGTCAGCGCCCGCTTGAAACTGACCGATCATCGGCTGACGCCCTTCCTGCGTCGACTCGGCGCGCATGATTACCGCAGGGTCGGCGATGACCTCGACGCGCTGACTGAAGCTGTCCATGCCCGCCGGGATCGCGCCGACGAATCCGCAGTCGAGCGTGTACCGTTGCGGAAAGCTGGCATCGCGGAGCACATGGCCTAAGAAGGTGTTGTTGACCCCAAGATCCAAACAAGCCTGCACCGTCTCCCAGTTGCCGCGCCAGTTCCAAAGGCGATCGCCGAGGCTCTCGGCGTGGTAGAGCACGTAAGGCAGAATCGGCGTGCCGTCGCTGCGACGGTAGGGGTAGTTCGCGCCCGAGAAGTCGCCGCCGAGCACTTCGATGCTAATGTCGGCACCCGTCGACACTTGCAGCACTTTGTAGATCGGGCCTTCGGGGTCGCTTGCCTCAATGCATAGGTAGTCGTAGCACCAGCCGTAGTCATCGCGGTAGCGCAGCTCCTTGACCGAGTGAGGCACGTCGGGCTGGTCGTCCATTGCCTCGCAGATCATCAGGTCAGGGAACACCGGCCGGTATTGGATCTCGCCGGTCGGCAGCACCGAGACGCGCCACGCACATTCGCGCAGCCCGATCGTCATCGCCTGGAATCGTGGCATCCGAGGCCACAAGCCCGAGGCCGTAATCGCCTGAGCAAACGGCCCAAAGATGGGAGTATCGCCGACGCGCACCTCGGGCTCGGTGAGGTAGAGCGCGGCCGTCTCGCGGCAGATGCTGACCAACGGCATCGAGGTCGTCTTAGCTACGCCCCATGCGTCTGCACGCTCGCGCCCGACCTCTCGCGCTACTCGATTCTGTAGGTCTTGCTCCCATGCCCCGTCCAACATGCGCCGTACAAGCCGGCTATGCTCCCACCGGGTAAGCTCGCCGAGGTCGTCGCCGGGAGGCGGGATGATGTAGAGGCTGTCAGTATGGTACATGGGCCTACCTTACACGGGTGACGCTGGCGAACTGCCTACCAGACGGGAATATGTAGTCTTTTAGGGCATAACGCAATGCGTCTATCCGGTCTTTCGCTGGATGTTGCGCGGTGTAGTCCCAGCTCTCGATCGCCTCGATCAGCACCTTACACCGGCTGCGCACGACCAGACGTTGCGAGGCCATCGCCTCGTACAGATACCGACACCCGGTATCGCGACTGCCGCCGCTCATTCGTTCCTTTGCGCCGAGGATTCGGGGGCTAATACCGGTTTGCGCGACTTGCAGCTCGAGCGCGAGACGGCGCGTCAGGTCGTAGTTGCCCTTGTATTCGTGCCTGCCCTGCACGGGGTTGTCGCCGTAGACCGAGCGCAGGTTGCGCCATTGTAGACCGTTGCGCTTCAACATCTTTACGATCTCAGCAGCAAACATCGTAACGGTCGCACTACCCGGCAGGCTCACTAAGTCCTCGACGATGATGCTCTCGCTCTGTCGGCCTGCATCGCCACGGGTAGGTTCGACGCGCACTAAGACGGCGACAAGACCTTGCGGCCGGTCGGCGCTCGCGTAGTCAATGCCGAGATGCCAGTAGCTCTCGCCGTCCAACATCGCGGAGTCCGAGACGTGCGAGGCAGCACTCCAGATAGGCGCAAACCATGCGCCCTGGGGACGCATCTCCCATAGGCCGTCAAGCGTGATGCCGGCCCAGCTCGCAGGCTCCTTTGCCCACATCCGCGCTATCCATTCGTCATCGCAGAGCGTGCCATCCTCCAGCGTGCGCAGCTCGCCCGTGTCGACGTGTACAAGATTGTCCACCGTGAGAGGCGCGTGTACCTCCGGCATGTGCCCTGCCTCGACCGCCGCTTGAATGTGCTCGACGGGGCCGTTGATCGGCGTCAGCGTCATTACAATCCGACCGGCCTTGACGAGCACCCGCTTCCGCAGCTCGCGCATCATCTCGGGCGAACAGGGCTCGTCGACGAGCACGAGGTCTACCGTCGCGCCGGCAACGCTGCGCGGCCCTTGATCGTCCGTCACCCATCGGATCGTGCTGCCGTTCGCAAAGCGCGTCAAAGGCCGATTCGCACCGTACCCGGTTTTTGCGTTGTACTCGCAGTCGTCGGCGAGCACACCGGCCGGTATCAGGTCGTGGCACTTGCCTTGGATGCTGATTGACTGCGACTGGTTCAGCGAGCAGACGATGACCTGCACCGGAGGCGTTTTCGTCGGGTAGTGCGGGTGCGTCCCGAGGCAGGCCCAGATGACCTCGGCGAGCCCGGCCGTGCTCTTGCCGAGCGCCTGATTACCAGCGCGGTACAGCTTGTCGCCGGTCATCCGTAGCCACTTGTCCTGAGGGACAAGCCACCGCATGTAGTCGAGCGGGCGCTCGCGCCGGCGCCGAGCATACTCGGCAAGGTTGACGCGAAGCCGCTCGGCAGTCATGCCGTGGTCTTACGCGCGCCGACCAGACGCAGGCTCGGCCCGCTGGTCGCCGACTGCACGCGCGCTCGAACGGTCGGGGGGAGCGCCGCGACGTCGGCTGCAATCTGCGCAACGAGGTCGGCGTCTGACAGCTCGGTAACCGCAGACGGCTTCGCTCGCGTCTCTTCGTCGATCATGCGCAGAATGTCCAGCTCCTGATGTAGCAACTGCGCAGCCGAGCCAAACGATCCAGCCTTGCTTGCCCGCTGCCGCATGTCGCGTGCAGTCGCCAGCCGTTCGCGCAGACTGTCGAGGTACGTCGCAGGCTCGGCGACCGCCTTTGCCTCGTCAACCAGCGGCGCGCTTAGACCGCCCAGGGCTGCTAGTTGCTTCGTAAAGTTTGCGACCGCAGTCAAGCTGCCGGCAGCGCGAGCCTCGTCAATCAGACTCGACAGCGCCGCACAATGCTCCTCGCGCCGATAGTCGACGGGTAGCCCGAGGTCAGCGTGGAAGGCCCCGCCCGGTGTCGCAGGTAGAGTAGGCTTAGACTTTTTTGCCATGCGTTCTGGTAACTTCTTTGGGGGCGGGGGGGAGTCTGTGTGCGGGCGCTCAAACAAAGGGACTA